AACTTATACTGAATATTGATAAAATTTTTTATTAAATTTTTATTGGTATTCAGTTTTTGTTGTTTAGAGATAGATTGGCATTTTTTATTTTTTCAAATAAATCAATGACTATATAATTGAGAACTTATTAAATTTTAATTATACAATTTGGAATAGTATTACAACTTAAGTAAATATTAAGTTTTATTTATTAGATTTATTATTAATACCTTATATTAGTTATGGTTGTTATATACTCTAAAGCCTTGAAATTACAAGCGTATAGCTGACTATATAAATTTGATAATTTTAGCTTTTAAAATAGATAAATTAGATTTTGCCACCCATTTGCCACCGTATTATATTTTTGGGTGGCAAACTCTAATTTGTAATTTTTTCAAATATATCTACAGTTTCATTTTTCATTTTATCAGTTACATGTGAATAGGTATCCATTGTAGTTGATAGTTGGCTATGACCTAAACGGTTTTGTATGTCTTTAATGTTAGCACCATTTTCTAATAATAGAGTAGCATGTGCATGTCTTAAAGAATGAAAATGGAAGTCATTGTTTAAAGCTACTCGAATTTGTCTTACTATAGTGTCTAAAGTGTGAGTATTCACTTGTTGACCATTTTCTTTGGTACATACCCAATCACTATCAAAGTAAAATTCTCCATATTTTAATTTCATTTTCTTTTGATATAATTTATGTTCTTTTAATGCCTTTATTAAAGTGTCACCTGTAAATATAGTTCTGCAAGAGCTTTCTGTTTTTGGTTGCCCTAATTCAAACATTCCATTTGGTTTTTTAATCAAAGTATGCTTTACTGTGATAGTTTTATTATCAAGGTCTATATTATCCCATTTTAGTGCAATAATTTCACCTCTTCGCATACCAGTATGAAATCCAATTAGTAAAACTATACGTTGAAATGAATCTTGAGGAAATATATTTAGTATTTGATTAAATTCTTCTAATGTAATAGTTTTAACTTTATTAGTTTCTGTTTTAGATTTAGTTTTTGGTATGCTTACATATTGCATAGGGTTTTCTCGTATGTGTTTGTAAGGATGGACTGCTGATTTTAATGACCTATGTAATATGGCTTTTAATACTTGTAATGTATTTTGAGAGTAATCCTCTTTGTACTTTTTATTTATGAAGTTTTGTAGTATTGCAGGAGTTAAAGCTTTTACTTTGTAAGCTCCTAGTTTTGGCTTTATATGTTTTTCTATGTTTATTCGGTAGCTTTCTTGAGTGTTGTATTTACAGTTAAGTAAGACATATTCTTTGTACCAAAAGTCTAAGTAGTCTGATAAACTGATATTGCTTTCTTCAAATACTATGCCAGAGTTTTCATATTCATTTAGTGCTTCTCTTAAGGCTTTTTCGGCTTCTTTTTTAGTATTGCCTCCAACTCTTTCTACTTTTTTTCTTTTTCCTTCTACTATGCCTAGGTCAAAGTAGTAATACCATTTGTTACTTCTTTTTCTTACTCCACCTTTCATAATAGTATCCCTCCCTTTTAGAATGTATGTTTGTTTGGTGTTTATATAAAAGAGCAGATTAACTGCTCTTTATATACTTTTGTTATGTACAATATTATCTTAATTTTGTTTATCTGGTTTTTACTTAATTATTTTCTTAATATTCTTACAATTTTTTAGCTTTTATGTGTAGTTTATTATAATAATATTGAAATATATATTTATTAAGTAAAAAATCTATAAAAGTAGAATAAATGAGTTTAAAAAATATCCTCATATATGTAGAAATTTGGCAAATTAGTTAATACTAAAAATCTATTATTTCCTAAGTCCAACATGCTTTTCTTTTTTGATAGAAATTCTAATCTTTTTAGTAAGAAGTTGATGCTAACTTGTAATTCTTCAGCTATTTCGTATACACTTGTAGCGTGTGAATTAATAACATGTATTATTTCTTCTTCTGTTATAAGAAATTCACATGCCCATTTTAATGCTTTGTTTTCAGTTTTGTCTATCAAGATTTTATTTTTGTAACTGTTTTTTGAAGATACATAGTTCCCAACACTGGTAAAATGATGTCCTAATTCTTCTGCTAAGATTTCTATTAGTTTAGCATTGTTTTGTTTTAATGAATTAAGTAATGATATAATCTTTAGTCCTTGTCTGTTTATATACAATCCTTTTATGTCATCTGCTATTTTGTCAGTGTAGTAAATTTCTATCTCTTCATTATTTGCTAAGTCTAAAAGTGCGTCTAGTTTGTTCATTGAAATCCCCCTATAAAAAGAATGTATGTGTTGCTTTTTTATATATAAAGAGCAGGAGTGAACTGCTCTAAATATTCATTTTTTATATCTATCAACTAAAAACTCTATGTAGCTATTAATATGTTCTTGCGCTTCTTTAGGTAAACTTTCATAAGATTTAATTATTTTGGATATTTCATCAGTAGTTATGTAATTTTCAATTGAGGTTTTACCAAGTAGATAATCAACTGACACATTAAAAAATTCTGAAATTCTTAACAAGTCTTCTTTAACAGGTTCTCTTTTGCTAGTTTCTAACATAGCAATTTTGCTTAGTGAACAATTAAGTAATTTTGATAATTCTGCTTGAGTTAATTCTTTTTTCTTTCTTAATTCTTTTAACCTTATTGGAAAAGTTGAATTTAAGCATTTTGTTAATTTATTTGAATCATCTATGTTAATTTTTCCAATTAAGTAATCTGTAGATACTCCAAAATAGTCTGAGCAATCTTTAATAAATGATTCTTTTGGTTCTCTTAACCCATTTTCAATTCTGGATAAAGTGGATTTATTTATATTTAAGTCTGTGCTTAATTTATCTAAAGAAATTCCTTTTTCAGTTCTCAATTTTTTTAATATTAACATAGATTCAATCCTTATTTTTTATATTTATTCATTAAAAATTCAATATAATCGTTGAGTTGTTCTTGAGCTTCCTCTGGTAAATCTTTGTGAGGATTAACTCTGTGTGCGGCTACAGTATCGATGTGATTTCTAACAAGAGTTCTACCCAAAAGATAATCAATTGATACATCAAAAAAATCTGCCCAATTTTCTAGAATATTTATTTCTGGTTTTCTTTTATTATTTTCATATTGCGATATTGTTGATTTATTAAAACTTGTAAAGTAAACTTTATTGAATTTTGAAACTAGTTCATCTTGAGTAAGTTTTTTCTCTTCTCGTAATTGTTTGAAACGTTCTCCAAAAGTTGCCACAAACAACACCTCCCAATAATTAAATGATACTATAAGTTTACAGAAACGTAAACTTATGTTTAGAAAAAAATAAAAAAGTTAACAAAAAAATAAACTTATGTATTGACAAGTTTTGTTTGTGTGAATATAATAAAAGTATGAAGTTCACAAAAATAAAACATTGGAAGGTGAAGAACATGAAGAAAAGAAGTTTAAAAGCTGGTCGAATAGAAGCAGGATATACCCAAGAAGAACTAGCATATAAGATAGGAATAGCAAAATCAACATATAATCTAAAAGAAAATGGAAAAAGAAATTTTACGGAAAAAGAAATGATAATGATTAGCTATATTTTAAATAAAACAATGGATGAACTTTTTTTAGAAAAAAGGTTAACATAAATTAAAATTTATTGTTCACAAAAACAATCATAAGGAGGAAAGAAATTATGAATAATTTACAAATATTCAAAAATAAGACTTTTGGAGAAATAAGAGTAATCGAACTAAATGGAGAATTTTGGTTTGTTGGAAAAGATATTGCAGAACAATTAGGATATAAAGATACATCTGATGCTTTGAAAAGACATGTTGATGATGAAGATAAAGGAGTAGGTGAAATACCGACTCCTGGTGGTAATCAAAATATGAAAGTAATTAATGAAAGTGGTCTTTATTCTTTAATATTAAGTTCTAAGTTGCCAAGTGCAAAATTATTTAAACGTTGGGTAACTAATGAGATATTACCAAGTATACGTAGTACTGGGACATATAATATGATAGATTTGCAACCTAAATTACCAACTACATATAAAGAAGCGTTACAACATCTTATAGAGCAAGTAGAAGTAAATGAGAAATTACAACTAGAAAGTAAAATGAAAGAAAAAGTAATAAAAGAACTAAAACCAAAGGCAGATTATACAGATATGATACTTAAAAACAAAGGTCTAGTCACTATAACTCAAATAGCAAAGGATTATGGAATGAGTGGAAAAGAAATGAACAAAATACTTCATGAAAGAGGGATTCAATATAAACAAAGTGGACAATGGCTTTTATATAAACAACATCAAGGGAAGGGATACACTCATTCAGAAACAATAGACATAACTAGAAGTAATGGAATGCCTGATGTAAAAATGACAACTAAGTGGACTCAAAAAGGTAGATTGTTTTTATATGATTTATTGAAAACAAATAACATATTACCAGATATAGAAAAAGAATATAGTTATCAAACTTCAATATTAGGTTAGTACTTTGAAAACTAAATACAGAATATTTTGGAAAGGAGAGATTGAATTGGAAAATAAGAAAATAGAAGAAATAGAGAAAAGAATAACCATGCTTGAAAATCAATTGCAAGCACAGTTATTTAGTCAGATAACAGCTCAATCAAATAGTGATTTTATAGATTATATGTACCAATGTATAGTTTTGTATTTACATGAGATGAATAAAAGTGAAAAAAGAAAAATTAGTGAAATTACTAAAGAAAGAATCAGAAAATAAGAATGATAATTACAATATAAAACCTATTCTTCTAGCAGGTTTTGAAGGGTCAGTTTTCTTTACTGAAGTTATCATAAAGTTTATCTGTGATGTGTGTTGAAGAATTTCAGAATAAACTCCATTTACTATGCCGTAGTAGTGAATTAGACAAGGGTTATGATAACCTACTTCTTCAACAATCATTAATACATCTTTTCCAAAGTTAGTCAATTTTAGTGCAATTTCATGTTCATCATCAAGTTCTTTTTCAAATTCCTCTATAGATTTAAGAATAATTTTATATTGAAATTCAGCATAGTAAAAATACTCTGTGTTAGAAGTATCAGAGACTGTCTTTCTTATACTTTCTTGTAATTCTTTAGATATATTGTTTGAAAACTGCATAATACACCATCCTTTTGAAAATTTTGGAATTTATTCCATGTTTATATTATACCATGTAGAACTGAGGTGAATACAATGTTAATAGGCGACAATATAAAGCAAATACTAAGAAAAAGAGATATAAAACCTTATAAATTGGCAAAAGAATTGGATATAGATGTAAGTGGTTTATATAAATTACTGAGAAATAAAAGTTCTAATCCAACTATAGATACTCTAATAAAATTAGCTGATTATTTAGATATTACATTAGACGAATTGGTTGGAAGATAAATAATTGAAAAGAGGGGAGAGCATTTTCACATGGATATTTCTGAAAGCATAACAAAACAATTTAGTGATAGCTTAAAAAGCTTAATAGAAATAGAGATAAGTAAACAAGAGACAGATAGAGTTAAGAGTCAAACTATTGAACAAAAGGTAAAGGTACTGGAGCCTAAAGATATAGTTGTTTTAATAAAAAGAGGTTATCCAAATTATCTAATAACAGTAGAAGAAGCAAGGGGAATTTTAAAGTTAGATACAGCTTTTATGCGTAGGTTAGTAAGCACAGGTTTGATAAAATCACTAGTTAGAGGTGATGGTAGAAAAATTTCAAGATATGAAGTTGATGATTTTATTGAAAGAAATCAAGGTAAAAATTTGGATGAACTTTTAAAAGCAGTAGAGAGGGGGGATGAAATTGCTGAGTCTTGATACTAATAATAAGAATGTAGTAACTCTTAAAAAAGATGGAAAAGTTATAGCAGATATAGTATTTAAAGATATTAAAACTGGTAAGAAAATATCGGTTGGAATATTAAATAAAAAAGTGTTGGTAAAATAACCAACACACAAAAAAATAAAAAATAAAATATAACACAAGTAAAGTATAACACAAAAAGGAGAGATTTAAAATGGTTGAAGTGAATGTAAATGTAAAAGTTAAAGTAGAAGCACCAGAATTTACAAATGCACTATTAGTAGTGGCGAATGCTTTAGGAGGTCTTAATCTAGGAAAAGCAATGCAGATAGAACCTATAAATATAACAGATATGAAAGAAGAGAAGAAAGTTGAAGTTAAAAAAGCTGAAAAGATTAAAAAGGTAGAAGTAAAAGAAGAAATAGCAGAAGCAAAGGAAGAAATAGAAAAGAATAATGAAAATACAACTAGTGAAGTTAAATACACAAAAGAAGAGGTAAGAACTAAGGCAGCACAAGTAAGTAAGGCAGGTAAGAAGGATAAGCTTAAGGAGTTATTTGGTGAATTTGGAGCTAGTAAGTTAAGTGAAGTAAAAGAAGAAGATTATTCAGCTTTTATGAACAAATTAGAAAGTTTATAGGGGGTACATAAATGCCATTACAACATGCAAGACTTAGTGCGAGTGGAGCCCATAGATGGCTTCACTGCACTCCTAGTATAAAATTAGAAGAAAACTATCCACCATCAACTAGTATATATGCAGAAGAAGGAACAGTTGCACATGAATTAGCAGAAGTTAAATTAATGCTAGAGTATGAAAAAATAAGTAAAAAGGCATATAATGCAAGAATTAAAAAGATACAGAAAAGTGAGTATTATAACTCTGAAATGGAGGACTATATACAATCTTATGTTGAGAATGTAGTTGAATTAGTAAATGATAGTAAAGCTATATGTGATGATGTAATAGTGATGTTAGAAGAAAGACTCGATTTTAGTGAGTGGGTTCCAGAAGGATTTGGAACAGGAGACGTTGTTGTAATATCTGATGGTATACTTCAAGTTATAGACCTAAAGTATGGAAAAGGTTTAGAAGTTTCAGCTATAGAGAATCCTCAACTTAGACTATATGGTTTAGGGGCATATAATCAGTTTGAAATGCTATACGATATTGATTTAATTAAAACAACAATAATTCAACCTAGACTTGATAACATATCAAGTGAAGAAATAGAAGTTACTAAATTACTTACATGGGCAGATAATGTTAAGAAGAAGGCTCAAATGGCTTTTAATGGTGAAGGAGAGTTTGTAAGTGGCAGTCATTGTGGATTTTGTAGAGCTAAAAATGATTGCAGAAAAAGAGCTGAGGATAACCTTAAACTAGCTAGAAAATATGATTTTGCTGACACATTTGCTCTTAATAAATATGAGATAGCAGATATTTTAGGTTTTGCTAAGAATATACAAGATTGGTTAAAAGATGTTCAAAGTTATGCACTAGAACAAGCTGAAAAGCATGGTGTTAAATATCCAGGATATAAGCTTGTAGAAGGCAGAAGTAATAGAAAGTATGTAGATGAGCAAGAAGTTGCTAAGGTTTTATTAAATTCAGATTATGATGAAGAAAAAATTTATAAGCCAAGGACCTTAAAAGGAATTAGTGATATGGAGAAAGCTATAGGTAAAAAGAGTTTTGCTAAACTACTAAGTGATTTAATTATAAAACCAGTTGGAAAAGCTACTTTAGTAGTAGAAAGTGATAAAAGGTCAGAAATTAATAGTATAGATTCAGCGAAAAAAGATTTTGAAATATAAATGGGGGATATTACATGCCATTAGATGCAGGTATAAAAGATAAATTAGATGAAAGCATAAGTATAATTTTAGATTTAAAGGATAGAAAAAAGAGTATCGAAAAAGATTTAGATTATGAAAAAGATAATTTACTAGATATGTTAAAGATACTAAATATTACAGAATATAACTCAACTGAAGAAAATGCAAAAGTTATAGTGATGGATTTTAAAAGAGAAAGTTTAATAAAGGATAAAGTGATGTCAACTTTCCTCGAAGTAAATGACAATCATCTTGATAGAGTGTATATACCAGAACATATAAAAGTTAGTCCAGTATGCTTTGTATCAGTAAGAGCAAAGGATAATTAAAAATATTTAATTCCTAGTAGCTATAAAAAGATTTAAAAGGGGATATAATTTTATGAGTAATCAAGAAATAACTAAACTAGTTGAAAATAATTTGAATCTTGTACATTTTAGTATAAATAGATTTTTTAAGTCTTATGTAGAGCAACATCCATACTTATATGAAGAGTTTTATCAAGAAGGATGTATTGGGTTATATAAAGCAGCATTAAATTATGATAGTAACAGAGGCAAGTTTTCTACAGTGGCTGTTTCTTACATAAGAATAGAAATGTTTAAAGCTTTGCGTTATGGCGAAAAACATTATAGAAACTCTATAGAAGGTTTAGATGTAAGTGTATTTGAAGATAGTAAAAGACCATTAAAAGATATACATGGATTTTATGAAATTCAATTTAACTATGATGTTGATTATATAAGAAAAATTGCAAGAAAGTCATATTTAAAAGATATTGATAAAATAGTAGATTGGATTTTACAAGATAAAAAGATATCTGATATAGGAGAGTTATTAAATGTTTCTTCAACAGTTATTTGTGGAAGAATTAAATTGTTTAGTAAGCAAGTTAGAGATTTAGATAAATTTGGAGAAATAACTTCAAATATAAAATCAATATACCAAATATAAAAATATTAGGAGGAAGAAAATTATGAGTAATTCAGTACAATCAACAAAGGTAGTAACAGGAAAGGTAAGATTAAGTTATTGCAATATCTTTAAAAGCAGAGCAATGGTAGAAGGTGCAGAGCCCAAGTATTCAGTTTGTATTTTAATACCAAAATCAGATAAGGTGACTTTAGGAAGAATAAAGAAGGCTATTGATGCAGCTAAAGAACAAGGTAAAACTTCTAAATGGGGTGGAAAATTACCAGGTAATTTAAAAACACCTCTTCGTGATGGAGATGCAGAAAGAGCTGATGAAGCAGAGGAATATGTAGGAATGTATTTTTTAAATGCAAATAGTACTCAAAAGCCAGGAATAGTTGATAAAGACTTAAATGAAATATTAGATAATACAGAGGTATATAGTGGTTGTTATGGAAGAGTTAGTATAAACTTTTTCCCATATAATAGTGCAGGAAATAAAGGAATAGGTTGTGGCTTACAAAATGTTCAAAAGTTAGCAGATGGAGAAGTACTTGGAGGAGCTAGAGCTAGTGCAGAAGCAGATTTCTCAGATGACTTTGAATATGAAGATGAAGAAGAGGACTTCTTAAGTTAATGAGGACCTTATCAATTGATATAGAAACATATAGTGATTTAGATATAAAAAAAGTTGGAGTCTACAGATATGTAGACTCTGCTAATTTTGAGATACTGTTATTTGCCTATGCTTTTGATAATGAAGAGGTAAAAGTTATTGATTTAGTAAATGATGAAGAGTTACCAAAAGAAGTAATAGAAGCTTTAAATGATAATAAAGTTATAAAATCAGCATTTAATGCTAATTTTGAAAGAACATCAATAAGTAAATTTTTAAATATTAATTTAAAACCAAATGAGTGGTCATGTACAATGATAAAGGCGTTAACACTAGGACTTCCAGGAAGTTTAGATAGTGTGTCTAAGGCTTTAAAGTTTAATGAAGATAAACAGAAAATGAAAGAAGGTAAAGCATTAATACAATATTTCTGTAAACCTTGTAAGGCTACAAAAGTTAACAAGGGAAGAACTAGAAATTTACCAATACATGATATGGAAAAATGGAATAAATTTAAAGAATATTGTAAACAAGATGTTGTAGTTGAAAGAGAAATAAGAAACAAACTTAGTAAGTATAAGACTACCGAAAGAGAAATTAAATTATGGTATTTAGACCAGAGAATTAATGATACTGGTATTAAAGTGGATACAGAGTTAATAGAGAATGCAATAGAATGTGATAAAAGATATACTGAAAAACTTACAAAAGAAGCAATTAAAATAACTGGTCTAAATAATCCAAATAGTCCAGCTCAATTAAAAAAATGGTTAAGTGATAAAGTTGGCTTTGAGATTACAAGCCTAACAAAAGAAAGTATTCCAGAAATATTAAAACAAGTTGATGATGAAAATGTAGTTAGAATTTTAGAACTTAGAAAATTAATGTCCAAAACTTCTATAAAGAAATATGAGGCTATGAAATTAGCTAAAGGTAATGACAATAGAGTAAGAGGTCTACTACAGTTTTATGGGGCTAATAGGACTGGTAGATGGGCAGGAAGATTAGTACAAGTACAGAATTTACCACAAAATCATATAGAGGATTTAGACCTAGCTAGAAACCTATTAAAAGAAGGAGATTTTGATTTAATAGAGCTTTTATATGATAGTGTACCAGATGTCTTAAGTCAATTGATAAGGACAGCTTTTATACCAAGTGAAGGTCATAGATTTATAGTGTCAGATTTTAGTGCAATAGAAGCTAGAGTTATAGCTTGGCTTGCAGGTGAGAAGTGGAGACTGGATGTGTTTAATTCTCATGGAAAAATATATGAAGCTAGTGCCAGTCAGATGTTTAAAATTCCAATCGAAAATATTAAAAAAGGTTCTGAACTTAGACAAAAAGGAAAGCTAGCAGAATTATCGAATGGATATGGCGGAAGTGTAGGGGCCTTAATTTCTATGGGGGCTATTAAAATGGGGCTTAAAGAAGAAGAGCTTCAACCTATTGTTACTGCATGGAGAAATGCTAATCCAAATATAACTAAGTTTTGGTGGGATGTAGATAAGGCAGCTAAAAAAGCTATAAAAGATAGGACTATAGTAGAAATTCAACATGGGATTAAATTTATTTATAATCCAGGCGTTTTATTTATAGAACTACCAAGTAGTAGAAGATTATCGTATCTAAGGCCTAAGATAGAGCCACATACTACATTTAGTGGGGATAAGATAACATATGAAGGTATGGAACAGACAAGTAAACAATGGAAAAGAATAGATACTTATGGACCTAAGTTAGTTGAGAATATTGTTCAAGCTACAGCTAGAGATTGCTTAAGAGAGGCTATGTTTAATGTGACAGATGCAGGTTATAGCATTGTAATGCATGTACATGATGAGCTTGTAATTGATGTAGATAAAAAAGGAGGTTCTTTAGAAGAAGTTAACAGTATTATGGGAAAAGAAATATCTTGGGCTAAAGGTCTTCCTCTTAAAGCAGATGGATATGAATGTGATTATTATAAGAAAGACTAGGTGATTGATTTATGGATATAAAGGCCAGTGAAATTGAACACATAAATGTAAGACATGATGGCCAACTCATGCTGGCCATAGGAAAAAATAAATTAGAAACACATTGGAAAAATAAAAGTATTTTATGGTCCGAACTTGTAAATAGATTAAGTAAAACATTAAGAACTCAAGAAACATATACAGAATATAGGAAGATGTCAAAGACTGAAAAAGATAGAGTTAAAGATGTTGGTGGATTTGTAGGTGGAAGCTTAAAAAATGGAAGACGAAAAGCAGAGAATATTGCAAATAGAAGTATTATAACTTTAGATATAGATTATGCGAATAAAGATATATGGGAGGATATAACATTATTAAATGATTATGCTTGTCTTATGTATTCTACGCACTCACATACTGAGAATAATCCCAGATATAGACTTGTAATACCTTTAACTAGACCAGTACTACCAGAAGAATATCAAGCAATTTCCAGGATGATAGCAGATACTATAGGAATAGATATGTTTGATGATACTACATATCAACCTCATAGACTTATGTATTTTCCAAGTACTTCAATTGATGGAGACTATATATTTAAATTTCAAGATGGAGAGTTTTTAAACCCAAATGAAATACTAGATTTATATTTAGACTGGACAGATGTAAGCTATTGGCCAGAAAGTTCGAGGGAGAGGCAAAAGTTTAATACACAATTAAAAAAACAACAAGACCCTATTGAAAAGGCTGGAATTATAGGTGCATTTTGCAGGTCCTATAGTATAAAAGAAACTATAGAAACTTTCTTAAATGAAGTATATATTCCTGGTATTGATGAAACCAGGTATACATATTCAGAAGGTAGTACAAGTGGTGGAGTAGTTATTTATGATGACAAGTTTTCATATAGTCATCATGGTACAGACCCAGCAAGCGGAATTTTATGCAATGCTTTTGATTTAGTTAGGATACATAAATTTGGTGAACTTGATGAAGATGCTAAACCCGAAACGCCTGTAAATAGATTACCTTCATTTACTCGAATGAGCGAATTTGCAAGCAGTGACACTAAAGTACGAAAGACTATAGGAAGAGAAAACCTTGATAAAGCTAAGGATGATTTTGGTGATATAGATTTTGAAGATGATGAATGGTTAACTAGGTTAGATTATGACAATAAGGGAAGTTATAAGAAAACAACAAACAATATCTTAATGTTTATAGAAAATGACCCATATTTGAAAGGAAAAATAGCTTATAATGAATTTTCAAATAGAGCTGTCGTTTTAGGTAAGTTACCTTGGAGAAAAGATGATAAATTAAATGATTGGAATGATAGTGATGATTCTGGGCTTAGACATCATATAGAAACAATTTACAATATCTCATCACCATCAAAAGTAAATGATGCTCTAATAATTGCTTTTGAAAATAATACTTTTCATCCTATAAAAGATTATTTAAATTCTTTAAAGTGGGATGGCATTAAGAGAGTGGATACACTTTTAATTGACTATTTAGGTGCAGAAGATAACCACTATGCAAGGACTATAATAAGAAAAGTTTTAGTAGCAGCAGTAGCAAGAGTATTTAATCCAGGAATAAAGTTTGATAATATGATGGTTTTATCTGGTCCTCAAGGAATGGGAAAAAGTACTTTTATTAAAAAACTTGGTGGAGACTGGTATTCTGATAGTTTAACTACTGTACAAGGTAAAGAAGCGTATGAACAATTACAAGGAGTATGGTTGCTGGAAATGGGTGAAATGATGGCTACTAAAAAAGCAGATATTGAGGCAGTTAAGCATTTTCTAAGCAAATCAGAGGATATATATAGGGTCGCATATGGGAAGAGAACCTCAAGATTTTTACGTCAATGTGTAGTTATAGGAACAACTAATGATAAAGAATTTTTAAGAGATAAGACTGGGAATAGAAGGTTTTGGCCAATAGATGCAGGAGTAAAGAAGATTAACAAGAGTATATTTAATGGCCAACTTGATAATGAAAGAAATCAAATTTGGGCAGAAGCAGTAGAATTATATAAAGCCAATGAACAGCTATATCTATCAGATGAGGAGAAAAAAGAAGCTGAAAGACAACAAAGAACTCACTCAGAAGAAAATGCTAAATCTGGAATTATCGAAGAGTATCTAAATAAACCTATTACTAAGAATTGGTATGATTTAAGTATTTCAGAAAAGAGAGAATATATTCATGGTTCAGATTTTGGTGATTTAAAAGAAGGGACAATATTAAGAGAAAAAACGTGTGTTATGGAGATATGGGTTGAGCTATTTAATGGAGAACCTAAACAACTCACGCCTATCTTATCAAGAGAAATTAATGATATATTAAAAGGATTAGATGATTGGATATCATATAATGGAAATTTAAGGTTTGGGAAAATATATGGTAGGCAGAGAGCTTATGTACGTAAAAGTTAGTGTCAACAGAATTAAAAACAGAGTAAATTTGAAAATTTTAAAAGTGTCAACAATGTCAACAAAAAAAATGGCTTTGTTGACGCTTATGTTGACACCTAAGATGCAGTAATTACAATGTTTGAGGTATTAATGTCAACAATGTCAACAAAAATTAAGTATAAAGTAGTATAAGTAATATTAGGCATATACGTATATACATATGTATGCCTAATATGTATATATACATATATATAGAAAATCTGTTGACATTGTTGACACTTAAATTTTAAGGAAGTGATATTTTGTTAGAATCAAAAATAGAAAAAAGACTTAAAAAAGAGATTGAGTTGTTAGGTGGAAAGGCTATGAAGTTTATTTCACCAGGTGAGGCAGGTGTGCCAGATAGGATTGTCTTATTACCAGAAGGACATGTTATATTTGTAGAACTTAAAGCACCAGGTAAAAAACCAAGGAAGCTTCAACAATATAAAATGCGAGAATTAAGAGAATTAGGATTTAAAGTTAAGTGTGTAAGCACATTAAAAGAGATAGATGATTTTATCAAGGAGGTTAAGGGATGGAATTTAAACCACATCCATACCAAGAATACACAATTAGAAAAACTATAGATAATAATAATATAGGTTTACTATTAGATATGGGATTAGGTAAAACAGTCTGTGCTCTAACAGCTATAAGTGAATTAATGTATGATTATTTTGATATATCAAAAGTTTTAGTTATAGCACCTTTAAGAGTTGCAAGAGATACCTGGAGTAGTGAAGTAAAAAAATGGGAGCATCTAAAGCATCTAAAAGTATCTAAAGTTCTTGGTAGTAAATTAGATAGAGTGAGAGCTTTAAGTACAGACTCAGATATTTATATAATAAATAGAGAAATGGTACCCTGGATAGTGGATTTTTATAAAAGAAAATGGCCATTTGATATGGTTGTGATAGATGAACTTAGTTCTTTTAAATCAAATAAAGCACAACGATTTAAAAGTTTAAAGAAAGTATTGCCTTTAACTAAAAGAGTAGTTGGGCTTACTGGTACACCAACACCAAATAGTTTAATAGATTTATGGGCACAGATGTACTTACTTGATAGAGGTGAAAGACTAGGTAAAACTATTACAGGATATAAAGAACGATACTTTGAGCCAGGACAAAAAAATTATCAAACAGGAGCTATATATAATTGGCAGCCTAAAGATGGAGCAGAAAATGCAATACATAATAAAATAAAAGATATTTGTATAAGCTTAAAAGCAGAAGATTATTTGAATATGCCTAGAAAAATAGATAATAAAATTGAAATACACCTTGATAGTAAAATACTTAAATATTACAAAGAATTAGAAAAAGAGAAGATATTAGAATTAGAAAAAGATATAATAACAGCTTCATCAGCAGCTGTAACAGCAAATAAACTTTTACAATTAGCTAATGGAGCAATTTATGATAATGATAAAAATGTAAAGGAACTCCATAGAGAAAAATTAGAAGCTTTAAAAGAAATTATAGATGTTTCAAATGGTAAGCCTATTATAGTTTTTTATAACTATAAACATGATTATAATCGTTTAATGAAAGAGTTTAAGAGTTTGAAACCAAGAACAATAGAAAACTCAAAAGATATATATGATTGGAATAATGGAAGAATACAATTATTACTTTGTCATCCAGCAAGTACAGGACATGGACTTAATTTACAATCAGGTGGAAGTATAATTGTTTGGTTTGGATTAACTTGGAGCTTAGAACTGTATCAACAAGCCAATGCAAGGCTTTATAGACAGGGGCAAAGGGAAACTGTTATTATCCATCATCTAATCTGTAAAGGTACAATAGATGAACAAGTAATGGAGGCTCTAGAGAATAAAGATAAAGGACAAAGTGCATTACTTGAAGCAGTCAAAGCAAAATTAAAAGAATATAGGGAGTGAAGGTATGAAAGTAAAAAGAAAAGATGGAACTTATAAGCCCAGGTAAAATAGTAAGATGTGCTTGGTGTGGTAGAAGATTTTATAAGTTGGATAAATCTAAAGTTAAGTATTGCAGTAGAAGTTGTTCGAAGAGAGCAAGAAGGAGTGATTTAAGTGGATAAAGAAAGTATAAAAGAAATTGTAAGAGAGTTAAGAAAAGAAGAAAAAGAAAATAAAAAAAGAGAAGTCTTTCATAATACTAAGCTTTTGTTAAAGCACTATAACGATTTAAAAAGTCATATTGCAAATTCTATTAGTGACATTGAAGATGTTAAAAGTGATTATGATGATTTATTATGTCTAGATATAGAGGATTTATATATATTAAGTATCAAAAGAAGTAAGGCAAAAACCTTAATTATGGTAGCACATATAGATATGGCATTAGAAACATTAAAAGTAACACAAAATAAGTTGCAGTCCTTAGAAAAATACAAAGCCTTAGAGTTATATTTTTTTAAAGAAAAGACATATGAGGATATAGCAGAGCTTTTACATTGTGGAGTAGCAACAGTAAGACGTTGGGTAAATGAAATGGTTAAAGAACTTGGAATATACCTATTTGGAGTAGATGGTCTAAAAATAAAACTGTGATAAAATGATGATATTTTATTGTTATTTTATATAAGTTATAATGATAGTATGAAACAAGTGTATAATATATTCCCCATTTAAAAAGACTAAGCTACCCCGACTTAGTCTTTTTCTTTTTTAAACGAAGGAGAATAAAAAATGGATATGATTAATCTAGAGGAAATCTTTTGTAAAGCAAAGTTGTTAGATAAAAAATATATAAGTTTAAAAATAAATATAACAGAATACCCAAGTGAAGAAATAATAATTATTCAAAATACAAACTTCAATAGTAAACTTAGATATTATAAAGAAATATATGATGATAAGCTAAATCATAAATATGTAGATGGAATAAAAATAATAAACTCTACATATGCAAATGGTTTTAAAGAGATAGAATTATCTTTAGAATGAAGACTTAAGTCAATTTTTAATAGGAAATAAAGTAAACAATGTTGGAGGAACTAGCAGTATTTAAAATTATTTAGTTGAAAGAGTCATCTTAAATAGGTAGATCTTTTGTTACGATTAAAATAAAAATTGTCCCAAATATTGACTTTTTGTCCCTGGAATGTTAACCTAATTGTAGGAGGTGACACGTATGAAGAAAAAGAATATTTTAAATTTAATCAAATATCATGCAGAAAAAAATGATGCAGGATTTAGAACAGAAGCATATGAAATTGCACGTTATTTTGATGGAATCGGGAATTATCAACTCTCAGAATATATAATGGCTCTCTTATCTGATGCAAATACATTTTCACCTCAAATTAGTGAAGAAAATGAAGTGTTTTTTAAGAGAGTTGAGATAACCAATGAACCATTACCTTTGCCAGAAACAATAAAAGATAATATTATTGGGATAGTTAATGCTGTTGGTCATAATGCAGGTGTAAACAAATTCTTATTTGAAGGACCTCCTGGTACAGGAAAAACCGAAAGTGTTAAGCAAATAGCACGAATACTTGATAGAGAATTATTTGTAGTTGAATTTGATGCAATTGTGGATAGTAAATTAGGTCAAACTTCTAAAAATATTGCATTACTTTTTGAAGAAATTCGCAACTTATCAAATCCAAGTAAAGTGATTATTTTATTTGATGAAATAGATGCTATAGCGATTGATAGAATAAATTCTAATGATCTAAGAGAAATGGGTAGAGCAACTTCTTCAGTATTAAAAGGACTCGATGGGCTTAATGATAGTGTCATATTGATTGCAACAACAAACCTGTTTAACTCATTTGATAAAGCATTAATTCGTAGATTTGATTCAGTAATAGATTTTAGCCAATACACTAAGGAAGATTTAATTGATATAGGCGAAATATTATTAAATGATTTTTTTAATAAGTTTAAGTCAGCAGGTAGAAACATGCGTTTATTTAAAAAGATTCTTAGGCTTTTAGATCCAATTCCTTATCCTGGAGAACTTAAAAATTTAATTAAATCTTCTCTTGCATTTAGTGATCCTAATAATGAATATGATTATCTTAAAAGATTATACAAGACAGTGACTAAAGATATACAAGAAAATAATCTCAAGGAAATACAAGAAAAAGGTTTTACTATGAGAGAACTTGAAATATTAACTGGTATTTCAAAAAGTCAAATATCTCGAGAGTTGAAAGGAGACAACTAAATGAACAATCTTCTACAGTTGAAAGGTACATTTGAACAAAAAAGTTTTGAAGGAAATATAGGTTCTCCTAAACTTCCTTCTAATGCTATTGTAAAAACTGAACATTTAAAGAAGCTAAAGGATGATTTAGTAAAATTGGCGAGTTTTTGGGAAAAAGAAAATTTTTTTTCAGGTGCTCTTGTAAGTGTATATTATAATAAAATTGCGGCAAAAAGTAATCGTATAAGAGGGTTACTTTCAAAAAAAGTTAAAGCTAATAGTACTATTGTAGGGGCTAGATTTACAACAGAAGGTGAGAAAAAACATATTATTACTCACTATATTCAACTAGATGTGTTATATGAATCAATTAGACGACTAGATACATGTATAAATATATTGATTAAAAATTTTGATGGAGCAATAACAACAAAAATAAATGCGGATATTAATTCTAAAAAAATAAAATTTGAACCAAAATTAATTTCAAAAACAAATTTTTTACAAATAATTGTTGATTGCTATTTTGTTGAAAAATTTGATGTATTTGTAGATGAAGAAGAATTTGAGGAAAATGCAATTATAACGATTTTTAAAACAGATAACAAAGCACCAGAATTACTAGAAAGAATAGGAATTGAGTTACCACATACTAGTGTAATAGATGATACTACAATTCTGATGAAACCTGATGATTTAAGTTTATTAAAGCAGAAAGCACCATACCTAATTTCTATGGCAGTGAGTGATTTAGCTCAATTAGATAGTACATACTTTGATTTTGGTGAAAAAAATACAAGATCTATTCCTAAGCCTACTAATGAACCTGTTATAGGAGTTATTGATACTCTTTTTGATAAAAATGTATATTTTTCTGAATGGGTTGAATATCATGATATGATTCCAGATGAAATTCCTAAACAACTTTCTGATTATAGACATGGAACAGCTGTATCTTCTATTATTGTTGATGGACCTTCTTCTAACCCTAAAATGGATGATGGATGTGGAAGATTTAGAGTTCGTCATTTTGGTGTTGCAACAGATAAACAGTTTAGCTCTTTTTCTATTCTTAGACATATTGATGAAATAGTAACAAAAAACAGAGATATTAAAGTTTGGAATTTATCATTAGGTTCAAAATTAGAAATAAATAAAAATTTTATTTCTCCTGAAGCAGCTATACTTGATAGAATTCAGTATGAAAATGATATTATTTTTGTAATAGCAGGTACTAATAAAGATATAAATAATCCACAAATAATGAGGATAGGTGCTCCTGCTGACTCAATAAACTCGCTTGTAATAAATTCGGTATCATCTGATAATAAACCAGCTTCATATTCAAGGTGTGGTCCAGTTTTATCATTTTTTACAAAACCAGATATTAGTTATTATGGTGGTGAGAAACAATCACCAATGCATGTTTGTACACCAATGGGAGAGGGATTTGTAACAGGAACATCATTTGCAGCACCCTGGGTTGCAAGAAAAATGTCATATCTTATTAATATTTTAGGTCTAAGCCGAGAAGTTGCAAAAGCATTAATTATACATGCATCTACAGGTTGGTCAAAACAAGATATAGCCCCTACTTTAATTGGCCATGGAATTGTTCCAATACGAATTGAAGATATTATAAAGTCACCAGATGATGAAATACAATTTATATTATCAGGTGTTTCAGAAAAGTATAATACTTATAACTATAATATTCCAGTACCAATAAATAAAGATAAACACCCATTTATTGCAAAAGCAACTTTGTGCTATTTTCCTTATTGCTCTAGGAACCAAGGTGTAGATTATACAAATACCGAGTTGGATATATCTTTTGGGAGATTGAATGAAAAAGGTATTAAACCAATTGATAATAACTATCAAAGTTCTGGATATGAACATTTTATTTTGGAAGAGGAAGCTAGAAATAATTTTAGAAAATGGGATAATATAAAGCATATTCGTGAAGTATATAAAAAAGGAAATAAAGATAGAAAAGCTTATGATAAGGGGATTTGGGGTGTTAGTTTAAAAACAAAGGAACGTCTTGAAGAAAAATATGGTGAAGGTATTAAATTTGGTATTATAGTAAGTTTAAAAGAAATTCATGGTATTAATAGGATAGAAGAATTTATAAACCAATGTTTACTTCGTGGTTGGTTGGTTAATAAAATTGATGTTCAGAATAGAATTGATATTTATAACATTGCAGAGGAAACAATCAATTTTGACGATTTAAATTAATTAAGAGATTATAGGTATTATTTGTTATAGGTTTGATAATGGTATTTATACCACACAAAAACTCTATAATATAAAATAAATTTATATTACACTAACTAAAGAACTCCAAATGAGTTCTTTTTTTATTCCCAAAACGACAAACAAACGAGGTGGTGATGTGCAAGATGTCAAAGAAAAGGTAAAACAAGATTACCTAAAAGGTATGAAACAAAAGGAAATATCAGCAAAGTATGACATTAGTTTAAACACTTTAAAGTCATGGATAAAAAGATACAATTGGTCTAGTGAGAAAAAGAAGGGTGCACCTAAAAATAAAAGGGGTGCACCCATAGGTAATAAAAATGCTACTGGTCCACCTGGTAATAAGAATGCTGAAAAGTTTGGTTTCTTTTCAAAATATCTACCCGAAGAAACTAGGGAATTGATACAAGAAATATCCATAAAAGATAAATTTGATATTCTTTGGGAACAGATAACAATTCAATACGCAGCAATAATAAGAGCACAGAAGATAATGTATGTTAAAGGCAAGGAAGAAACGGTTAAAGAATTAAAGAAATATGAAAGCACAGAAAATGGTGAGAAGATAGAGTATGAATTTCAATTTGCATGGGATAGGCAAGCATCTTTTCTTAATGCACAGAGTAGAGCTATGAGTGAACTTAGAAGTTTAATTAAACAGTATGATGAAATGATTCATAAGGATTGGAATTTGGCTACAGAGGAGCAGAAAACAAGAGTTGAGAAGTTGAAATGTGAAGTTGATAACCTAAGTAAAGATGATATTGGAGATGATGAGTTGAAAATAAGTGTAGATTATGGTGATAGAAATGATAGTTAGAGTAAATTTTAATCCAGATTTCAAGGAAGCTAATTTTACTAAAAAAAGATACAGAGCAATGAAAGGTTCAGCAGGGAGTGGAAAATCTGTTAATGTAGCACAAGACTATATACTAAAGTTAGGAGATAAGAAGTATCAAGGAGCTAATCTATTAGTAGTTAGAAAGTCAGAAGCTACACATAAGTATTCAACGTATGCAGAGCTTACAGGAGCTATAAATCGTATTTATGGTAAACAAGCTGATAAGTATTGGAAAACTACTTTAAATCCTTTAGAAATTAAGAGTAAAGTTACTGGTAACTCTATAATTTTCAGAGGAGTTAATGATGCAAAACAAAGAGAAAAATTAAAATCAATTAACTTCTCGAAAGGAAAATTAACATGGGTTTGGTGTGAAGAAGCTACAGAACTTATGGAAAGTGACATAGACATACTAGATGACCGTTTAAGAGGTATTTTAACTAATCCTAACCTATACTATCAAATGACATTTACATTTAATCCAGTCTCAGCTACTCATTGGATAAAAAGAAAGTATTTTGACTATAAAAATGATGATATATTTACTCATCATAGTACTTATCTACAAAATAGATTCATAGATGAGGCTTACTACAGAAGAATGCAAATGAGAAAAGAGCAAGACCCAGAAGGGTACAAAGTCTATGGTCTTGGAGAATGGGGAGAAACTGGTGGAGCAATACTTAAAAATTATGTTATACATGAATTTCCTACAGAATTTGAGTATTTTGACAATATGAGGTTATCACAAGACTTTGGATTTAACCATGCAAATGTAGTACTTAGAATTGGCTTTAAGGATGGAGAATTATATATATGTAATGAAATATATGTACATGAAATGGATACTTCAGAAATCATAAAGATTGCAAATAGTAGAGGTTTAGAAAAGACTCTATTTATGTACTGTGATAGTGCTGAACCAGATAGAATTAAGATGTGGAAGAGTGCAGGATATAAAGCTAAAGGAGTTAAAAAAGGACCAGGAAGTGTTAAAGCTCAAATAGATTATTTGAAACAATTAAGAATACATGTACATCCTAGCTGCACTAATACCATAAAAGAAATACAACAATGGAAATGGAAACAAGATGAAAGAACTGGATTATATCTTGATGAACCAGTTGAGTTTATGGATGATGCAATGGCTGCGCTTAGATATTCTATAGATAATAAGCTTAAAAATAATGGAATAAGCTTCTTAAAGTAAAGGAGGTGTTAAATATTTATATAAGTGAAACAGATTTAATAAAAGTTCAGTTAAAAAAAGAGAGCACCTTTAACCTAGTAAAAGTCATAGAGCATTATATTTTAAAACATAGACCAGAGAAATATAAACAAGGAGAAGAATACTATTATGGTAATACTGATGTAAACAATAAGAGAAGATATTATCTCTTAGATGGAGCTAAGGTTGATGATTTTACTAAGGTTAATAATAAAGCAATTAACAACTACCATAAGCTTTTAGTTGACCAAAAAGTGGGCTATAGTGTTGGAAATCCAATCGTATTTAATGCAGATGATGATAATCTCACTAAGCTTTTAAATGACTTACTAGGAGAAGAGTTTGACGATACAATAACAGAACTATATCTCAATGCTAGTAATAAAGGGGTTGAATGGTTACATCCATATATTAATAGAAAAGGTGAGTTTAAATATGTAATAATTCCAGCTGAAGAAGCAATTCCTATTTGGGATAGTAAAAGACAGAGGGAATTAGTTGCATTTATTAGGTTTTATTATATTGAAGATATAGATGGAAATAAAATAAAAAGAGTTGAGTACTACACAGAAAATGATGTAACTTACTTTGTTGAAAGAGGTAATAGTTTTGTTCAAGAATTTTTATATGATGAATATGGAAAAATGACTGATGTACAAGAAGGTCATTTTAGAATAAATAACAAAGAACAGGGTTGGGGTAAAGTTCCATTTATACCTTTTAAAAATAATGAAAAGTGTGTCTCAGATTTAACTTTCTATAAATCATTAATAGATATATATGACAATAATATTTCTACACTAGCAGATAACTTAGATGAAATACAAGAGGTTATTTATGTATTAAAAGAATATCCAGGAACAAGTCTACAAGAGTTTATAGATAATATAAGATACTATAAATCAATTAAAGTAGATGGTGGAGGTGGAGTTGATAAACTAGAGATAAATATACCAGTTGAAGCTAAAAAGGAGCTTCTTGATAGATTGGAAAAGAATATAATTATCTTTGGTCAAGGAGTTAATCCAGAATCTCAAAACACAGGTGACAAATCGGGTGTAGCACTTAAATTTTTATATTCACTACTTGACTTAAAATGTTCTAAGACTGAAAAGAAGTTTAAAAAAGCAATTAGAGAGCTTTTATGGTTTGTGTGTGAGTATTTAAAGATAAGTGGTAGTAAGAGCTATGATTATAAAACAGTTCAAATTACTTTTAATCACTCTATGATAATAAATGAAGCTGAAAAGATAGATATGGCAGCTAAATCAACTGGAATTGTATCAGATGAAACTATTGTTTCTAACCATCCTTGGGTCGAGGATGTTAATGACGAACTTGAAAGACTTAAAAAACAGGAAGATACTCAAAAAGAGTATGATGATTTAATTCCTAATAATCAAGATGGTGTTATAGATGAAACATAAAGATTATTGGAGGAAGAGATTTGAACAATTAGAAGAAGCTCAGAATAATAAAAGTATAAAATATTATCTTGAATTAGAAAAACAATATAAACTAGCAATGTCTAATATAGAAAGAGATATACTTATATGGTATAACAGATTCACTGAAAATGAGGGAATATCTTTATTGGAAGCTAAGAAACTGCTAAATACAAGAGAACTAGAAGAGTTTAAATGGAGTGTAGAAGAATATATTAAATATGGTAAAGAAAATGCTATAAATCAAAAGTGGATGAAAGAGTTAGAAAATGCTAGTGCAAGAGTTCATATAACAAGGCTTGAAGCTTTAAAACTGCAAATACAGCAACAAGTAGAAGTTTTATATGGAAATGAACTTGATGGTATTGATAAACTAATGAGAGATATTTATACAAGTGGATACTATCATACAGCTTTTAATGTTCAACAAGGAGTAAACGTTGGTTGGAGTTTAATGAGTCTTGATACTAACAGAATAAATAAAGTTATTTCTAAGCCTTGGACTAGTGATGGATTAAACTTCAGTGAAAGGATTTGGGGTAAGCATAGACCTGCTTTAGTAAATGAATTACATACTAAGCTAACTCAATCAATTATTAGAGGTGAAAATCCAAAGAAGCTAGTAAATGACTTTGCTAAGAGATTTAAGGTATCTAAGTCACAAGCTAAGAACTTAATAATGACTGAATCAGCTTTCTTTGCATCAGCTTCAAGAAAAGATTGTTTTAATGATTTAGATGTAGAGAAATATGAGATTATTGCTACATTAGATTTAAGAACTTCAAATATATGCAGAGAGTTAGATGGAAAAATATTTGATATGAAAGATTATCAAGTTGGAATAACAGCTCCACCATTTCATTGTCGTTGTAGGACAACAACAGCTCCTTGGTTCGAGGATGAAGAAGGCTATAGAGCAGCAAGAGGAGAAGATGGAAAAACATATTATGTACCATCTAGTATGAAGTATAATGAGTGGTATGAGAAGTATGTTAAAAATAATAGTAAACAAACTGGTGCAAAATATACTAAAGGTGATATCGAGTGGAATATAAGAAGAGAAGAAGAAGCAGAACTATATTACGATAATATTAGAAATAGAAAAGATGATATTTCCAAAATATCAAAGAATACAAATTGGTCAGAAAAAAGTATAGGTCAAATTAAAAATCATATTTTCTACAATACTCATATAATGAGAGATGGAACTAGACGTATGTTGGATTCTGACTATAGTATGTCAGTTGCTTGGCAAAGACTTATAAATGGTACATACGAAGATATTGATATTCTCTTATTAAAACATGAATACCTTGAAAGTATATTTGAGAAAAAGTATAATATAAGTAACTTAGAAGCCCATAGAATGACTGAGAAAAAGCATGATTGGTATAAAGAATTAATTAAACAGAAAGGAGAGTTTGAAGAAGATGATTGTCTTAATGAACTTATTAGAAAAGAATAATGAATATGTTATATATAGTTATGGATATGAAGAAAATAAGCTTGATGGAAGAATAAAAATATATTTAGATGATTTTTATAATTATGAAATAATAAAAGAGTCAAAAGATGAACATATAAGTAAATCAGCAACGTTAAAAGCTATTTCTAAACTTATAAAAGCTGCTAAAAATAACGATTTGAAAAAAGAAATGAGTTATCAATGTTAGAAGCACTTACTGAACAATAAATTAGTAGGTGCTTTTATTATGTAAAAGTTTAAAAAAGTAGGTAATTTTAATGTAAATATTAACTCAAGTTATAGCTGTAGTTTGTGTAGTACAAATCTTTATTAATTGTATTGCTAATGTCAATGTAGGTATTCTTTGCAATAAATTAAAAGAAAAAAATGAAGCTAATATAGATAAAGTTTCTGATGAAATTCTAAAGAGAGTAGGAGAAGAATTAAATAAATCACTAGACAAAAGTCTTTAAAGACTTTTTTTATTGTGTAAAAAATGAAAGGAGATATTTAAAAGATGGATTGGTTAGAAGAATTGCTAGAAGGAATAAAAATAGAAAATAACAAAATTGATGTAGTTTCTCTTCAAAAATCTATAGAAAAGAAAATAAAAGAGACTACAATTACTCAAGAAGATTATACAAATCTTGAAACACAACTTAATACAGCTAATGAAGCTATTAAAAAGTTTGAAGGAGGTATGACAAAAGAAGATGTAGAGAATCTAAAAACAACTTATGAAACTGATAAGAAAACTTTGGAAGAAACCTACAAAAAAGAAATTGAAGAAAAGGACTTTAATTACTGGTTAAATGATGCTTTTAAGTCTATTAAATGTAGGGATGAAATAGCGTTAAAAGCTCATTTAGATATAGAAGCACTAAGAAATAGTAAAGATAGACAAAAAGCTTTTGAAGAGCAAATAAACCCTTTGAAACAGGATAAAGATTATTTGTTTAATGCAACACTAGAAGGTGAAGAGCCTAAAATAGATACTATAACACCAGGGCAAGAGCCTAAGATAAATGATTTTGGTTTTAATTTTACTGGGGTAAGACCTCATGAAAATAATAATAAATAGGAGGAAATAAAATGGCAGCACTAAATTATGCAAAAGAATATTCAAATGTTTTAGCACAAGCATATCCTTATACTTTAAACTTCGGGGATTTGTATGCAACACCAAATAATGGAAGATATAGATGGACTGGTTCTAAAACAATAGAAATACCAACTATATCTACAACTGGAAGAGTAGATTCAAACAGAGATACAATAGCAGTAGCTCAAAGAAACTATGATAATGCTTGGGAACCTAAGGTATTAACTAATCAAAGGAAATGGTCAACATTGGTTCATCCAGCAGATATAAACCAAACTAATTATGTGGCTTCAATAGGCAATATAACAAAAGTATATAATGAGGAACAAAAGTTTCCAGAGATGGATGCTTACTGTATATCTAAAATATATGCTGATTGGACCGCATTAGGTAACACAGCAGATACAACTGTTCTTACAACAGCAAACGTATTAGAAGTATTTGATAAGTTAATGGAAAAAATGACAGAAGCTAGAGTACCTGAAAATGGAAGAATATTGTATGTTACTCCAGTAGTAAATACACTTATCAAAAATGCAAAAGAGATACAAAGAACAGTAAATATAAAGGATGCAGGAACTTCTCTTAATCGTCAAACAACTGATATTGATACAGTTAAAATAATTAAAGTTCCATCTAACCTCATGAAAACTGCATATGATTTTACAACTGGATGGAAAGTAGGAGCAGGAGCTAAACAAATCTTTATGTCCTTAGTTCACCCAAGTGCAATAATTACACCTGTTTCTTATCAGTTCTCTAAGTTAGACGAACCAACAGCAGTTACAGAGGGAAAATACTTCTACTTTGAAGAAAGTTTTGAGGATGTATTTATATTAAATAAAAAAGCTGATGCAATACAATTTGTTGTTGAAGCATAGAAAAAGGAGTGATATATAGTGCCACAAGTAAAAAAACTAAATAGAATACTAACCATAGAAGAATGTAAAATAGATGATTTCTTAGAGATGGGATATGATTTGATAGATGAAACTGGTAAGGCAGTAAAGTATGGCAAGTCATTAAGTGTAAAAGATTTAATAGCTGAAAATAATATTTTAAGGTCAAAAGTTGAGTCTTTAGAAGAAGAAAATAAGCAGCTTAAAGAGAAAAATAAACTTACTAAAAAGTAGGTGAAAATTATGGAAAATAATATAATTGATGAAATAGAAAAAAGACTTGAAAGTTTTGGATATATATTAAAAGATGGAGATAAGTGGTTAATAGGTTTTGTAAGAGAAAAAATAGAAAATATTATTAAACTAGATTGTAATATAAAAACTATGCCAATTGAATTGAAAGAAATTGAAGTTGATATGATAGTTGGAGAGTTCTTATTTACCAAGAAAAATATGGGTCAATTAGATATAGAAAGCATTAACTTTGAAGCTGTAGAAAAGTCTATATCAGAAGGTGATACAAAGGTAGATTTTGCTATAGGAAGTGGTTCTCAAACACCAGAACAACGCTTTGATAGCTTAATAGCTTATCTTACTACTTATGGCAAGAATAAGATATTAACCTTTAGGTGCTTAAGATGGTAAGTAAAACTAGAAAAGCAATAGAAATGTTATATAGAGATAAATGTACTATAGTTGAGCATCAGCCAATCAAAGACCCTGTAACAAAACGAACTAACAATAAAGAAGTGATTGTATTAGAAAATCAACCATGTAAACTTTCATATAAAAATATAGTTTCTGCTACAGAAGGGAAAGTAGCTAAGCTAGAGCAAACTATTAAACTCTTTATATCTCCAGATATAGAAATTAAAGCAGGTTCAAAACTTATTATAAATGATAAAGAGTATGTAAGAAGTGGAGAATCTGCTATATATCCAAATCATCAAGAAATAATACTTGAGCTATTTAAGGATAAAGCATAATGGCTAGATGGGGCAGTGTTGATTTTAGAGAGTTTAAAAGAGTTTGTAAAAAGATGGAGAAGCTTACAAAGATTGATTTAGATAAGTTTTGCAAAGATGCAGCAAGAGAATTAGCAGCAAGACTCTTAGGAAAAGTAATTAGAAGGACACCAGTTGATACAGGATTCTTAAGACAAGGATGGAATGGAATGGCTTATGCTAGGTCGCTTCCTGTGTATAAACAAGGAAATAATTATATTATAGAAGTTGTTAATCCGACTGAATATGCAAGTTATGTAAATTTCGGGCATAGAACTAAAGATGGTAAGGGATGGGTTAAAGGACAACATTTCTTAACTATTTCAGAAATGGAACTACAAAGTCAAGTTGATAAGATAATAGAGAAAAAACTATTAATATTGCTTAAAGGAGTGTTTGATGCTTAATAATATTATAGATGGAATATCAGTAAAGTTAGATAAATCGTTTGGAGAAAAATATACAATTTATAGCGAAGATGTGGAGCAAGGTATTAATGAACCTTGTTTTTTTATTGTTCCTTTAAATCCAAGCAAGACACCATATCCAAGCGGGAGAGAATTAAAGAAAAATTCTTTTGATGTACATTATTTCCCTCATTCAGAAGATAAGAATTTTGAAATAAATGAGATAGCTGAGATGCTACTGGAGGAATTAGAGTATATAGAAATTGATGGAGATTTAGTCAGAGGTACAAATATGAATTTTGAAATTATAGACAATGTTCTTCACTTCTTTGTTGATTATAACTATTTTACTATAAAAAATAATGATACCAATAAGATGGATACAGTAGAGTTATTCGGTGGTTTGAAGAGAGGTGATAATTTTGAGTAAAGCATTAAGCAAAGAAGATAACTACAAGTTTACTAAGGAGCAGATAGTTAACTCTAAGAAGTATGTAAATAGAAAAGATTTATTAAATGCAATTTTAAAAGAAAATGAGTTATATTCCTTCTCAGAGGTAGAGGATAGAATAAATAAATTTATGAAAGGAGTGAGTTAGATGGCTTTAGGTGGAGGAACATTCGTAACGCAAAATAAAATACTTCCTGGTGCATATATAAATTTTATCTCAGCTAAGAGGGCAACCAGTTCATTATCAGATAGAGGTATTGTTGCAATGCCTTTAGAGTTAGATTGGGGCATAGATGAAGAAGTATTCCAAGTAACCAGTGATGATTTTGAGAAGTATTCAGTGAAGTATTTTGGATATGATTATACTCATGAGAAGCTGAAAGGTTTGAGAGATTTATTCAAAAATATAAGGTTGGGATATTTTTATAAATTAAATAAAGGCGTTAAAGCCAGTTGTACTATAGCCACAGCAAAATATAGTGGTATCAGAGGAAATGACTTAAAAGTAACAGTTACAACAAATATAGATGATAATACTAAATTTGATGTTGTAACTTTGCTAGATAATAAGAAGGTAGATACTCAAATAGCAAAGGTTATTACAGACTTGCAGGACAATGACTATGTAATTTGGAAGAAGGATGCAACACTAGAAGCAAGTGCAGGACTTGTATTTACTGGTGGAACTAATGGCGAAGCTGTGACAGGAGCAGAGTACCAAGCTTTCTTGGATAAAATAGAAAGCTATAGCTTTAATGCTTTAGGATGTTTGGCTACAACAACAGAAATTAAAAGTTTATTTGTAGAGTTTACAAAGAGAATGAGAGATAAGGTAGGAGCTAAGTTTCAAACAGTACTATATAAGAAAAGTGATGCAGATTATGAAGGTGTAGTGTCTGTAGAAAATAAGATTAAAGATACTGAATTATTAGAATCTAGCTTAATTTACTGGACTACTGGAGCTATAGCAGGATGCGATATAAATAAATCTAATACTAATAAAACGTATGATGGTGAGTTTGATGTTGATGTAAATTACACACAAATACAACTTGAAGAAGCTTTAAAAACTGGTAAATTTATATTCCATAAAGTTGGTGATGAAGTTCATGTGTTAGAGGATATAAATACTTTTGTTAGTTTTACAGATGATAAAAATGACGATTTTTCAAGTAACCAAAGTGTTAGAGTACTTGACCAAATTGCTAATGATATTGCAACTTTATTTAATGAAAAGTATTTAGGTAAAGTTCCGAATGATAAGGCAGGAAGAATAAGTTTCTGGAATGATGTTGTTAAACACCATAAAGAATTAGAGAATATAAGGGCAATAGAAGATTTTAAAACTGATGATGTTAGTGTAGAGCTTGGAAATGATAAGAAAACTGTCATAGTATCTGATGCTGTTAAGGTTATAAATGCTATGAGTAAGCTTTATATGACAGTTTCAGTTAGTTAGAGAGGGGAGTGATAATATGGCTCAAACAATAAATGCTAAAGATACAGTTAGTGCAAAGAAAGCTGAATGTTTTATAACTATAGAAGGCAAAAGATATAATTTTATGCAAGCTATAGATTTAGAGGCTAAAATGGAAAAAAATAAAAGTGAAGTTCCAATTCTAGGAAGAACAACAAAGGGAAATAAAACAACTGGGAGTACAAATACTGGAAGTGCAACATTTCATTATAATACTTCTATTTTTAGAGAATTACTTTACAGATATAAAGAAACTGGTGAGGATATTTATTTTGACATACAAGTTACAAATGAAGACCCTACATCTGCTGTAGGAAGACAGACAGTAGTACTTAAAGATTGTAATATGGACAGTGGAATAATTACTAAATTTGATGCTGATGGTGAGTATTTAGATGAAGATATGGATTTCACTTTTGAGGATTGGGAATTAGTAGAAAAATTTAATTTATTGGCAGGAATGGAGTAAAATACACATTTATAAATTATATATGTGTATTTTTTATATGAAAAATTAAAATAAAAGGAGATTAGAATAATATGAGTAATTTAAGTGCTTTTTTAAGTCAAAATGCAATAAAGGTTGATAATGTAAAATATGTAGCGAGTAACAGATTTTTAGATAAAGAAGGGAAACCAGTTGAATGGGAATTAAAAGTTTTATCATCTGAAGAAGACGAAGCACTAAGAAGAAAGTGTACTAAAAGAGTAAAAGTGATTGGTAACAATGGTAAGCATACTGGACAATATACAAGTGAAATTGACTACAATAGTTATGTAGCTGAATTATGTGTAGCATCTACAGTATTTCCAGATTTAAAGGATGCCGAACTCCAAAATAGTTATGGAGTAATGGGAGAAGCTCAGTTATTAAAGACAATGCTTACAGCAGGTGAGTATGTCAATTATACAGTAAAAGTGAATGAAGTCAATGGATTTGATACATCTTTTGAGGATAAAGTAGAAGAAGCAAAAAACTAATCAGAGGTGGCGATTTTGATGCTAGCATCACTCATTATTGTATTCAAAAATTAAAGTGGAAGCCAAGTGAATATATGAATTTAGAAGTTAATGAGAGAGCGTTAGCAGCCGCCTCAATACTTATAAAGATAGAAGATGAAGAGGAAGCAATGAAAGAAGCTGAAAGAGAGAGAAAGAGGGGACGAAGAAGATAGCAAAATAAAAAAATAAATATAGAATAGGTAAAATATGTAATAATTATATGTTATAATATTTTTAGCAAGAAGATGTAATCTACAATTTATAGAGTGGAGTTCATACTGGGATAAAACCTACTTCCTAATGAAAGGAGGTGGGAAGTATGAATAACTTTTTACTTAATGTAATAGCTGGCGTTATTGCTAGTTTAATATTTTGCATAATTTGTAAAGTATTTCTAAAAGTAAAAAGCCACTCAACTCGTGGCAAGAGTAAAAGTGGCTGGGAATTTGATTTTAAAATCAAGTTCCATAAGTTCAAATAGATTCATTTAATTATGAACTTCACTCTACCGCAAAATAGATTGTAGTTCTTCTTGCTTTTATTATACCACAAATTAGAAAAAATATTGTTTATATAAAATAAAAAATAAAAATTTTTATTAAAAAATTGAAAACTTGATTATAAAGCAATTAATTTATAAAATATATATAAATAAGTAGGTATTTATTTACTTGAATTTCATTGTTTATATAAAAAAAATGGAAAAATATGTAATAATTATATGTTATAATAATTGTAGCAAGGATAATAATCGAAAGTGCGAAGGGTGATTATTTTCATATTAAACGCCAAATTCCAAATAAGGAAGGAGGTGAAATTATATGATAGGTTTTTTATTAAGCATACTAGCTGGTGTTATATCAGCTTATATTTATGACAAAATAAAAAATCACCCAGACGCCAATAAGGGTGATTTAAAAAAATAATTCTTTAAATCAATTTTGATGGAAATAGCTACTCTTGTATAAAGTAAATTATTTCCTTGCTTTTATTATACCACAAATTGGTACAGATATTCAAAAATAATATTTTTATGATATAATAAAAATGTAGAGATTTTGCAGTGAGCGATATTTGTTACAAAATATGGCTTAACACTTGAAATCTAAGATGTTGAGGGTGTGTGATAAATGTTATCAATTGCACTACTCATGGTTCACTGCAAATTTGAGAGAGATGCGTATGTGTAGGTATTGGAAATGCCAAGTTTATTTTGGGGTTTTAGATTAACTATATGGAATGTAAATTGTGGTGGTATTTTTAAGTCCTAAGCATTTTCGCTTGGTTTTAGATTAACTATATGGAATGTAAATGTCGGAGAAGTTGCTAGGTAATTATTGTATCCATTTTCGTTTTAGATTAACTATATGGAATGTAAATTTCCTCCCGCTTCCGCTGCACGTAAAACTGGTTCTAGGTTTTAGATTAACTATATGGAATGTAAGTCGTGATTTTATAAAAGATTTATATAGTATGTTTTTAGTTTTAGATTGACTATATGGAATGTAAATTTAATAGAACCTAGTAAAACGGCTACACTACCTTTAGAGTTTTAGATTAACTATATGGAATGTAAATTATCTTCGCTGTCCCAAATAAACATCATAACCAACAAGTTTTAGCTGCTTCTATAGATAGTTTTAGATTAACTATATGGAATGTAAATTAACTAAATGTTCTTGCAGTGTCACTACATGTTTGAGTTTTAGATTAACTATATGGAATGTAAATAAAAAATCGTTAAGATTATTTTCTTCTTGACCAAATTGTTTTAGATTAACTATATGGAATGTAAATTCATAATAATACTCTTTGACTGCATACCAAACATGTTTTAGATTAACTATATGGAATGTAAATCCAGTCATGAAACCAAAAGAATTTAGACCAGATTCAGTTTTAGATTAACTATATGGAATGTAAATTTTTCATCAAGTATATTTATTGTTAATTGGTCTGGAAAGTTTTAGATTAACTATATGGAATGTAAATTTCGCAACTTATGATGGTGAAATGATTACATTAACAGGTTTTATATTAACTATGTGGTATGTAAATTAATGTTCTTTTCTCTATACTGCTCATGTTTACATAGGTTTTATATTAACTATGTGGTATGTAAATGTGCAAAACATTTAGAAGCAAAAGAAGTAAAAATAAGTTTTAGATTAACTATATGGAATGTAAATTAAATTGTTGAAATTTCTATATCGACGCTTAATAAATCGTTTTAGATTAACTATGTGGAGAAAAACTAAATAAACAAAGAAAGCACTTACAAATATGTAGGTGCTTTTATTTTGCTCAAATTTGGTCGGTTGGGTAAAATAATTAGAAAAAATTGGGATAAGTTATTGACTTTCGAGTTCCAAAACTATATAATTTAATTATGGAACTCAAAAGTGAGGTGATAACATGAGTCCTAAAAAAATAGGAAGACCTGTTGTAGGAAGCCCTAAAACTAATGATATTAAGGTTAGAGTAGATGATGAAACTAATGAAAAATTAGATGAATACTGTAAAAAAAATAACCTTACAAAAGCAGAGGCTATAAGACAGGGAATCCATTTACTTTTAGAGAAATAACAAAATAGAGCATTCTCCCCGACCAAAGATTGAATGCTCTATTTCCAACAAAGAAGTTAGCACTTCTATATGAAATATTTTATCATATAGAGAAACTTCTTTCAAATCAATTTGAGGAGGAATTTATATGAAAACTAATTTAGAATTAATCAAATCAGAAAACTTTGGAGAAGTAGAATGTAATTTTTATGAAAATGATACTAAAGATATATTAATGACTAGAGAACAAATAGGAATGGCTTTAGAGTATACAGAACCAAGAATAGCTATAAGTAAAATACATGAACGTAACAAAGATAGACTTGATAAATTTTCAACTGTAGTCAAGTTGGTTACAGTTGAAGGGAATAGAGAAGTATTAAGAGATACTATAGTTTATAATACAAAAGGAGTAATGGAGATATGTCGTTTTAGTAGACAGCCAAAGGCTGATACTTTTATGGATTGGGTTTGGGATGTAGTAGAATCTATATTCAAGACTGGTGCATACATAACTAACAATGCTAATCCCGAAAAACTAAGAGAAAAAGCAAGTGAGATTGAGAAATTACAGTTAGCTTATAACAGCACATCTATGTTAAAAGAACTATTAGATGGTGCAGGCTTTGACAACAAATCTAAACTATTAACAGCAAAGACATTGTACAAGAAAGCAGGCATTGATTTACCTATAGAAATTGAAGAAGAGGAATCTTTCTTTGACACAAAACAAATAGCATCTAAACTGAAAATATATTCTAAGAGTAATAAACCAGCACAGTTGGCTGTTTGTGAGATTATTAAAAAGATTGATTTAGAAGAAAATGAAGTAAAAGGAGTTTGGGAAACTAATGGAAGTTGGACTGGTACTGTAAATAAATATACAAAGAGTGTAATAGATAAAATAAGAAATTGGATAGAGGAAAATAATAGACCTGCTAAGATTGCAGGTGAGAAGAAGAATTTCCATGTAGTGTACAAAATTGAGTAAATTTGATTGTATTAAATAATTTAGTTTAGTTTAATTTTGAGGGGGATTAATACAATGTATGAGAATTTACTTGATATAGATAGAATAGAACTTATCAAAGAACTTGGAAATATCTTTGAAAAAATGAAAAATGAAAATCCGGATGAATTTTATAGATTTGTAAGTTTAGTGAAAGAAGAGTGTAGGAAAAAAGAAGAGAAAAATAAATAAATAGACAAATAAAGCACTTGAATATTTTACTGTTTCAAGTGCTTTATGTAGTAAAAAATGATATAATATAGGTAGGAGTTATATTAACTAAGTGGTATGTAAATGCTGTATCCTTTGCCCCTTTTGCTGCGTCACTCAAGGTTTTTATATTAACAATGTGGTATGTAAAGTCGTTTATCATTGCTAGCCTCGCATTCGTACTGGTCAATTTTATATTAACTAAGTGGTATGTAAAGATTCGCGATACTATTTGTGCAGTATCTAAGTAGGATGGTTTTATATTAACTAAGTGGTATGTAAATCATTCACTACAAAATATATATTCTAATGTATCATTCGTTTTATATTAACTATATGGTATGTAAACAATATATATAGCAAATCTGTTATATTAACTATGAAGCGTTTTATATTAACTATGTGGACTTAAAATTAAAAATAATTAAAAAACACTTACTTAGGTAGGTGTTTTTTTAATTGAAAGTAGGTGATTATAATGTAAAAATTTTACTGATATAGTATAATAATCTTATAAAATTGCGTAGGGGGTAATATTATGGGATTATTCGGAAGTAAAGATAATTGTTGTATTTGTGGAGAAAAAGGAAAACAAAAAATAGCTGATGGATGGTTGTGTAAAGAGTGTTTTAAGAAATATGCAGTTGCCACCTTTACTCCAGGAAATACTTTATATCGTGGGTTACCAACTAAATTAGAGGTAGAGAAGGCTATTGAATCAAAAGATGATAAAGAAAAAGAGCTTAAAAATTTTAATCCTACAAAAAAAATATTAAAATTTATGGAATTTGATGATAATAATAAGAAATTTATTGTTTTAAATGGGTTTAATAGAGAAAAAGTGAATTTAAGTGTTTATAATTACAGTGATGTTATAGAATATGAACTTCTAGAAAATGGCGAAACTGTGACTAAAGGAGGGATAGGAAGAGCTTTAGCAGGGGGAGCTTTATTTGGAGGAGTAGGTGCTGTTGTTGGAGGCGTAACAGCTAAAAGAACAACAAAAGCTTTCATAGATAGTCTTAAGATAAAAATAACATTAAATAATTTAAGTAATCCTAATGTTTATGTAAATCTGATACAATTAAGAACTAAAAGTAATTCTTCAATTTACAAAATGGCATATTCTTCTGCACAAGAAATATTATCTGTTTTAGCAATAATTGTAAAGGATAATGAAGCTGTTAATATACAAAATAATTCTAATGATGCAATACAACAAGTAAAGGGATTAAAAGAATTGTTAGACTTAGGGGCAATAACAGAAGAAGAATTTAATACTAAGAAAAAAGAACTATTAAATCTTTAAACACTTACTAATGTAGGTGTTTTTTTATATGGAAATTTATGAAAGGAGAGTGAGGAAATGGCTACAATACAAACTTCAATAAAGATTTTCGACGGAATGACACCTGCATTTCGCAATATGACTACATCTATTAACACCACGATTAATAGCTTGGAGAGGTTACAACAAAGGTTGCACAATCCACTTAATGCTGGCAGCATACAGGCATCTCAACAAAGCCTAAATAATATAGAAAGTATTCTCACAAGGATAGAACAGAAAATTGGAAGAAACACAAACGAACAAGAAAACTTTAATAATAAAATAAGACAAGGAAGTGAAGCAGGCTCTCTATTAGTGTCTAAATTAAAAAGTATCGCTGGGATATACATTGGAATAAAAGGAATAGAAAGTATTACAAAAGCAACAGATACAATTGCAAGTACAAAAGCACGTTTAAATCTAATGAACGACGGATTACAGACAACAGAACAATTAAACAAGATGATTTATTTGTCTGCTCAAAGTGCTAGGGCTAGTTATGCAGATACGGCAGCACAAGTCGCTAAACTTGGAATATTAGCAGGAGATGCTTTTGGAAGTTCGGCAGAGGTGATAAAGTTTACAGAACTTATGAATAAAGCTTTTGTAATTGGAGGAACATCAGCAAATGAAGCTAGTGCGGCTATGTATCAGCTTACTCAAGCTATGGGTGCAGGGAAACTTCAAGGTGATGAATTTCGCTCTATAATGGAAAATGCACCATTGCTAGCTGCTAAAATAGCTGATGCAATGGGAAAAACTAAAGACCAATTAAAGGAATTGTCAAGTAGTGGAGCAATAACAGCAGATGTTATAAGAAATGCACTATTTAAAGCTTCTAATGAGATAGAAAAGAAATTCGCAAGTATGCCAATCACTTTTTCTCAAGCTCTTACAATGATGAAAAATGATGCTTATATGATATTTTCTGAGACTCTTGGTAAGATAAGTGGAGCATTACAAAGTGTTAGATTTAGCGAGATTGTTGTATCTATGCGGAATGTTATGATTGCAATATCTTCAAATATTTATGATACATTAAATATTATAAAAAATATATTAAATAGTGATTTTTTCTCAGATTTTGTTCAAGGAATTACATTAGGAGCAGTCTTAATAATACAAGGGCTTGGAGGAATTACTAATGCTGCACTTAGCGTTGTTAATGTTTTTGCACAGAACTGGAACATAATAGAGCCGATTGTTTATGGGGTGGCGGCAGCGATTGGTATATATACAATAGCAGCTATAGCACTTGCAGTAGCAAATAAAGTAGCATCTTTATCAGCTGCTTGGTTTAATTTTCAGATGACTCAAACAGTAATTATGCACGAATTAGCCACAGGAGCTACATGGATGCAAGTAGCAGCACAATATGGATTAAATGCAGCTTTATATGCTTGTCCACTTACATGGATAGTGCTTGGATTTATAGCAGTAATAGCTGTGGTTTTTGTTGCAGTAGCTGCAATAAATAAATTCGCAGGAACAAGTTTGACTGTCTTAGGAGTAATTGTGGGTGCAGTATTTGCAGCAGTGGCAACAATACAAAATATAATGATTGGGCTTCTCAATGGATGTATAGCTGTAAATGAAGGCATTACAAATGGTTGGAATCAGTGTGTATATTTGATGAAACAAGCAATTGCCAAAGGTGTAATCTTTATAATCGAGAAAATGGCATCTCTAAATAATTCTGTAAATAATGCTGGAAATGCACTTGGGAAAGCTTTCATAGATGGGGCAAATATCGCAATACGAGGTGTAAACAAATTAATTGACCTAATAAATAAAATACCAGGGATAAATATTGGTAAAGTTGGAGAAGCAACATTTACGCCTGTCAAGGCAGATAATAGTTACATCAAACAACAGATTGACAGTTTAAATAAATGGGTAGGAGATGCACCAGAAAAAATAAAATTGGATAGAATGGGATATAAAGATATTGGAGCAGAATTTCAAAAAGGAAATGCACTTGGAACTAAATGGCAAAATGCTATAACTGATAAATTTAAAGATACTTTTGACATTAATAAGATGCTAGAAGATGCAAAGAAAAAATTAGGATTAGACGATTTGTGGAATAAACAAAATCCTTTAAACAACCTTGGTGGATTTGGTGGAGATTTAGGAAAAAATGTAAAGGACACGGCAGGCAATACTGCAAAGATGGCAAAGACTATGGATAAAAGTCAAGAGGACTTAAAATACTTAAGAGATATAGCAGAGCAAGAGACTATCAATCGATTCACAGGAGTAAACATTAAAATTGATATGAACAATACAAACAACATAAGTAAAGATGCAGATGTTGATGGAATAGTAAATGTCTTAACTGAAAAATTAAATGATGCCATGGTTGTTTCAGCCGAAGGAATAGTTTAGGAAGGAGAGTGAGAAAATGGCTTATGATTTTTACCTAGATGGAGTACAACTACCAATCGCACCACCCAAGCTTGAAGTCAAAGTGACAAATAAAAACAAGACAGTTGATTTAATAAATGTTGGAGAAGTAAATATATTAAAAAAAGAAGGACTATCTGAGATAAGTTTTGAAGCAGAATTTACACATAATAAATTACCTTTTTATCGTGGAACTTTTAGGGATGTTCAATTCTTTTTAAGTAAACTAGAATTACTAAAAACTGATTGTAAGCCATTTCAATTTATTGTCTCGAGGGAAATGGGTGGAAAAGTACTATTTAACACTAATATAAAAGTATCTCTTGAAGAGTATGCTATTTCAGAAGACGCAGATAATGGTTCAGATACAAAAGTTGCAATAAAGTTAAAGCAATATAGAGATTATTCAACTAAAAAGTTAGTTCCTGCTCAACCTAAAACAACTAATGAGACTAGCAGACCTAATGTAAAAATAGAGCCTAAAAGGGTCGATTCAGTCAATGCACCAAATGCTAAAACATACACAGTCAAGGCAGGGGATAGTCTTTGGTCAATTTGTCAGAAACAACTTGGAAATGGTTCACTATATAAGAAAGTGTATGAGTTAAATAAAACTATGATGGATAAGGCTAATAAAGGTAAAAATCTATCTAAGTATACTATTTATAAAGGGCAGGTGTTGAGGCTTGTCTGATGATTTAGTTTTGGCAAATGATAGGGATATAAGGCTGGTAATAGCACATTGGGAAGATTTCTATGAACCTGCTGTCATTGATGGAGTTACATGGGAAATAGAAAGGCGAGGTACACCTTCTAAACTTGAATTTACAATCGTCATGGATGATATACTACAGTTTTGTGAAGGTAATTCAGTTCGTTTATATTACAAGGGTACAGGTGTATTTTATGGATATATATTTCAAAAGAAAAGAGATAAAGAAAATCACATTAAAATTGTTGCTTACGACCAGTTGAGATATTTTAAGAATAAAGATACTTATGTATATAGTAATAAAACTGCAAGTGAACTTGTAAAAATGTTGGCTAAAGATTTTAATTTAAAATACAATGTCATAGAAGATACTAAGTATAAAATATCTAGGATAGAAGAAAATAAAACACTCTTTGACATGATACTAACAGCACTAGATGATACTCTAAGAGAGAAAAAAGAAATGTATGTTTTATATGATGATTTTGGAAGAATAACATTAAAGAATGTTGCATCAATGAAACTGGATACTGTCATGAACAATGATGTCATAGAGGACTTTGACTATAATTCAAGTATAGATAGTGATACTTATACAAAAATCAAACTTGTAAGAGACAACGAGGAGTCAGGAAAAAGAGATGTGTATATTGCTCAAGACTCAACGCATATGAGGAGTTGGGGAATACTTCAAATGTTTGATACAGTAGACAAAAACATGAGTGAAGCAGAGATAAAACAAAAGTGTGATATACTTCTAAAACTATATAATAAGAAAACTAAGTCATTAAGTTTAAAAAATGCATTTGGAGATATTAGAGTGAGAGCAGGTTGTTTAGTACCTGTTTTTTTAAATCTAGGAGATATTAAACTTCAAAATTATATGCTAGTTGAGAAAGTAAAACATACTTTTGAAAATAACAGTCACTTTATGGATTTGACTCTTGTTGATGGAGATGAATTTGCTTCTTATTCTTCAAGCTCATATTCAAGTGGAAATACTAACAATAAGGATGAAAAGAAAAATGGTCCTGCACAAAGTATTACGAAAAAAAATACAGGTAAAAAAGTTCCTGCTATATTTACTGCATATTATCCAGGGAACAATGCAATGGAAGGCGGAAAAACAGATTGCAATGGAAAGCCACTTGATGTAAAATCAAGAACTGTTGCTGGTCCAATGAATCGAGAAGGAGTTAAGAAAACTTGGTATACTGATGATTTTCTAAATAAACATCCAGTTTTTGAATATGGAGATAAAGTAAAAATTATACTTCCTGGTACTGCCTATGACAACAAAGTATATACAGTTAAAGATAATGGAGGAAGAATATATGTTGAAACAAACGGAACATATCATATAGATATACTATTAGCTAATGCTAGTGAATGTAAAAAATTTGGTAGAAAGAATGGCTATATAATTATAGGTGGAGATGAAGAACAAACATATCAAGTTGAAGGTAATAACCAAAGTAATACAAATAACAATTCTAAAGAAGATAAATTAATTAGTATAGCAAAAAGTAAACTGGGTTGTAATTATGTGTATGGAGCAGAAGGTCCTAATAATTTTGATTGCAGTGGGTTTACTCAATGGTGTTATAAACAAATAGGTATAAAAATTCCTCGTACTGCTTCTGCACAAAGTAAAGCAGGAAAAGCAGTAGATTTAAAAGATAGAAGCAAGTGGAAAGCAGGAGACTTATTATGTAGAATTGGTGGAGGAAGTAGTAATCATGTTGTAATGTACATTGGAAACAATCAAATAATTCATTCACCACAAACAGGAGATGTGGTAAAAATAGAGTCTGTTAATTCTTATAGAAAAGGAAAAGCATACACACATGTGAGAAGATTTATATAAGTGAGGTGGCAATATGAGCCAAGATTTATTACAGATAATAAAAAAAGCTGCAATGGATGCAGTAGAAACAAGCAACCCAATGAGGGTTGTATTTGGAACAATAGAAAGTATTAGTCCTCTAAGAGTTAAGATAGAACAAAAACTATCTATTGGTGAAATTTTTCTAATACAAACAGATACATTTAAAAGATATACAGATAAAAAAATAGGAGATAAATTAGTCTTAATTCGTATGCAAGGAGGGCAACAATACTTGATTTTAGATAGGATGTGATAAAGTGTTACCAAGTGATAATTTAGATTATGATATTGAAGATGTATCAATAATTAATTTTGATGTAAGACAAGAGCCAAGTAAGACATTTAAACTTCATATAGAAAAGTCTAAGATTGATGGTATTTGTGATGATGTAGAAGCATTAAAACAGACCATCTTTTTGATTTTAAACACAGAGAGATACCAACATCTAATATATAGTTGGAATTATGGAGTCGAGTTGAACGACCTTATTGGAGAGCCTATATCCTTTGTAATACCAGAGTTAGAGAGAAGAATCAAAGAAGCACTAATTCAAGATGATAGGGTTGAAAATGTAGATAATTTTGAGTTTGAAAATATAAAGGGTAAAGTACATTGTAAGTTCACAGTTTACAGTAAATATGGAAATATAAAAGCAGAGAAGGTGGTGAGTGTATAATTGTTTGAGTTAATGACATTTGAAAATATAATTAAAAGAATGTTAGATAGTGTACCAGATACTTTTGATAAAAGGGAAGGTTCTATAATATATAATGCTCTTGCTCCTGTTGCTATAGAACTTACAGAAACATACATTGCAATGGATGAATTACTAGACCAAACATTCGTAGATACTGCTAGTTATTATTACTTGGAGAAAAGATGTAAAGAACGAGGAATTACACCACTATCTGCAACTAATACCATTGCAAAAGGAGTGTTTAATATAGATATTCCACTTGATTCTAGGTTTAATCTAGGAGAATACAATTATATTGCAATTGAGAGAATATCTGAAAAAACATATAAAATGAAATGTGAAACTGCTGGACCTATATTTGAGTTAGGAAAACTAATACCTATTGAATATATAGATGGTCTTGAAACTGCTGAACTAACTGAAATCTTGATAAATGGAGAGGATGAAGAGTCAGAAGATAGTTTAAGACAAAGATATTATGATAGCCTAAATTCACAGAGCTTTGGTGGGAATATACAAAACTATAAAGATGAAGTTAACAAAATACAAGATGTTGGAGGAGTTAAGGTTTATCCTGTGTGGGACGGTGGAGGAACTGTTAAGTTAGTAATAATTAACTCTAATTTCAAAGTACCATCAGAGGATTTAGTTAATTTAGTGCAAGAAGAAATTGACCCAATTGGACATCAAGGACAAGGCTTAGGATTAGCACCAATAGGGCATAAAGTTACTGTTACAGGTGTTGTAAGTACAACTATAAATATATCAGCAGAGATAACATACAAAAATGGCTACACTTGGGAGAATATAAAATCAATTGCAGAAGAAGCAATAGACGACTATTTAAATGAACTTAACATGAGTTGGGAAGATGAAGAAAACTTAATAGTCCGTATATCTCAAATTGAAACTAGATTACTTAGTATTGATGGAGTATTAGACATTGCAAATACAATGATAAATGAGGTTAAATCTAATCTAACAATAAATAGTAACAGTATAGTAGTGAGAGGTGAGGTAGTTGGATAAAGAGATTAATCTAATAAATTACTTACCACAAATTCTACAAGATAAAGAAGAATATATAAAAGTATTTAATGTAGAAAATAAAGAAATAAAAACACTACATGATAAATTAAAGGACCTATCAAATGACCAGTTTTTAGAGGACCTAACTATAAGTGGTATAAAAAGATGGGAAAAGATAATGTCTATAACTTCTAAAAGTAATGAGAGTTTAGAAGATAGAAGGTTTAGGATTTTTAGTAAATATATAAGTAAACTACCTTACTCAGAGAGATTTTTAAGGAACTGGCTAGATAATGTAGTTGGAGAAGGCAATTATGAGTTAACTATAAATAATGCTACTTATAATATACATCTTGAAAGTGATGCTAGAAATCAAGATTGGTTTGAGGAAGTTCATTCTTTTGTAAGTAATATTAAGCCATGTAATATGACTTTAGATTACACTAGAGTGCTTATAAGCAAAGACAATTATATGAATTTTGGTATAACAACCCTAATGGGTCAAGAAATAACTATATACCCTTGGAGTCCACCAGATATAGAAACTTATGGAGAAATTGATGTATTAACTGGCAATGGAGTTGGATACCAAGAGATAACAATATTTTAGGAGGTGATATATTGGCTATAGATAAAAGTTATTACACTATAATTACAGATGTAGGAAAAGCAAAGATAGCAAATGCAAGTGTCACAGGTAATAAAGTGGGATTTGTAAAAATTCAACTTGGTGATGGAGGAGGGAGTGAATATACTCCAACTGAGAGTCAGACAGCTCTCAAAAACGTGGTATGGGAAGGCAATATTGGAAATACAACTACAGATGAAACTGCACCAAATTGTATAATATTAGAGAGTTTAATACCATCAAGTGTAGGCGGATTTATGATAAGAGAAATAGGATATTTAGATGATGAAAATAATTTAATTGCCATTTCTAAATACAAAGAGTGTTATAAACCTTCTATAGAACAAGGTGCAGTGGTAGACATGAAGGTTAAAACTGTGCTTATTGTATCTAATGTAAATAATATAGAACTTAAAATTGACCCAACAATAATCTTTGCAACACTCAAAGATATACAAGACTTAGAAACTAAAATAGGTACTGTTAATACTAAAATAGATACAACTAAAACAGAATTAACAAATAATTTAGAAACTGCTAAAACAGAGTTAAATACTAGAATTGACACAGAAAATGAGAAACAAAATATTAAAATTGACCAATTAATCGCAGGTGGTTCAAATGTGGCATCTACTCAAATAATAACAATTGATGATTGGGTTGAGGATGCAGAAAATGGATTCAAAGCAACTGTAACACATAGTTTATTAACACAGAGAATAGTTGTAAATATTATAGATGCTACTACAAAAGAAAATGTAGTTACAAACTTTAAAATTATAGATGATAATTCTATAGAAATTAGAAGTGAAGCAAGGTCAGAATTAAACGTTTATGTGATAAATGGAAATGCAGAAACTCATTTTATTAATGCAACTGTGGATGATAACAGAGTGTCTGAAATGACTACTTAT